ACGAACTTGTAATCAGCCACAGGATAACGCTCAACATCGAACTGAATCTTACGCCACATTGATTTATTAATCATTGGGATTAAGAAAGTGTTCTGGAAATTCATTAATGTACGCTTCTGTCTCTTAATTGAGGCAGATTGAGTCATTGACATACCAGCTGATGTAGCTCTTTCAGCAGAACCAGCATCTGATGAGCCAGTACCCATCTGAATCATATTTTGTAATGAGGCAACCTGATTAAATGTGTTTTGGTCTGTAGCACCAAGCGTCAGAGGCATTAAAGCTTGTCGTGGGTCGCCATTCGTTAGTACAGTCTTACCAGGTCTAACCTCAAACTTTACTCCACGAGGTAGTCTAGTAGCATCAGCAGCCATCATAGGTGTGGTTGTCAGTGCAAGAGAGTCAATTCTAGCTCTCATTTCAGTATCTAGTGCCTTTTGAGGGTTGTAACCCTTCTCACAAACACCTCTACCCCAGAATTTATTAGGAACAATGTCGTGTTGGTAGCTAATAAACGGTCTATCCTTCATCATAAAGGCATTTTCTTCCGCTCTTAGTACATATTCGTCATTAACAATAGTAACAACAGCTTCGACTAGCTCATCTTTCTTTGTATATTCAAAATCGTCTTTATCTTTACCCTTCTTTAAGAAGCGTTTAGGAACTAATCCCCAATATTCCGTAATCTTGACGTTATCTGACTCATCAGCTTGCTTAGATTCAGGGTCGAAACCAAAGCGTACGGTATCATAATCACCATCAAGGGGAACATCACGATAAATACCAGACTTAATACCATCAACAACATGGTATCTTGGCTTAATGACTTCATGAGCGACACCCAGCGCCTCATTGATTGAGTTAGCTGCTGGATCAATTAAGAACTCCTTAGGTGAAATAGGCTCAACTTTCACATCAATAGATGGAATCTCTAATAATTCACGGGTTGTGGTCATAGTTCCTTCAACTGGAACTTCTTGCGGCACTCTTTCGACTGTTTGTTCAACTACAATCTTACCAATACCAGTACCATAGATAGCTGAATTAAGAAATACCTCACAAATAGCGTCTTTAACACCAGTTTTCTCTAAATCTTCTTGTAATAAGTTGCGCACATACTCAGCATCTGAAGGATCTTGGTCTAACATATCATCTTGAATGTCAAACCATTTGCCACGACCAAAGGTAGCCTCCTCTAATTCTGCAACAGCAGACTCAACTGCCTGTTGTAGAGCAGGAGATATGATTCTTGACTTCTCAGAAGAGCGCATACGGTCCGATTGTAGCCAGATACCACGCCATAGTCGATAATACTCATCCCACTTAGTGACATAATTCATATCACGGTGGGTACGCCAACCATCTAAACGATAATTAATCCAAGATGATAGAGCTTGATACTGAGTTTCCTTATTATCGAACATAAGTTATTGATTTCCCTAGGAATTTAGCCGTAATATATCATAAAGTAAATACGAAATTCAACTTTTTTTTAAATATTTTCGTTTTTTCGTTAAAAATCAACGACTTATCAATATCCAGCCACCTCATCTTCAGGTTCCCAGTCATCATCTAACTCAATCGTGTGGGCGAAGTCAGCAACAGACACCTGATCAATATAAGCAAGGGCATCTAACATATCATCATGTGACAATCTGTTCGGAAAATCAACCATCTGAGAGATAAAAGGTTTCCAATCAACATCTTCATTGAATGTTATCTGTCCATGTTCCATTCTTCCTTGCAAAGACCAGACAATTCTATCGTTTTTCTTCTTACCACCGTGTCTCATTTCAATAATCGACACATATTGACCCTGTGTTCTCATCTCATCTTCAAGATAAGGCATTATTGCGTTTCTAAGTGAGCCAGTTTCAATACCAACAGTTGAAGATTCAGCATCAATAGCAGAACGTAGTATCTTTTTAGCAGTTTCTTTAATATTCCACCTACCATGTAGAATATCTTTTACCCACCACTTGTCTCTATCAATCTTAACAATGGCAATAGCAGTCTCATCTAACCTACTACGCTTTAAATTACGTTCTTTTTCAATAGATTCAAATCCAGCAGGGTCAATAGCGATTACATACGCTCCCTCTTCGGGTTCTTCAGCGGTCTTAAACCATTCTTCTTTGAATACACCACCTGTGAACGTCTCAAACGATGCCTCAAACTCTTGTCGGAAAGATTGCGAGGACATTGTTTGTCTTGCTGCTTCAATTTCATCATCAGGAATAAACGGATTATCAGTTGAGTTAAATTGCCAAGCATCCCAGTCATCATCGTCTAAAGCGTCTGTATAAATATCATAAAAGTGGTTTTTACCAGCAGGTGTACCTATAAATAACGCACCACCCTTAACATCAGCAAGAGTAGGACGAATAATCTGCTCCCACACCACAGGTTTCATAGAAGCGTACTCATCAAGTACAACATACGCCAAACCAACACCACGTAATGTATCAGGTCGATCAGATCCCTTCAAATATATCTTCCTGCCGTTTATTAAAGTTAACACAGCAGTATTCTCATGAGCAGCAGCAATCAAATCATCACCCAGTTCTTTCAACATCGCCCACATAATATCTTTAGCTTGTTGAAACGTAGGACCAATGTAGAACACATCTTTACTCTCAGATTGTATTGCCTTAATCAATAATATCCAAGCAGCTAACCTAGACTTACCAAAACGTCTTCCTGCAGCAACAACCTTAAACCTCTTCTCAGAATTAAAGATTTCTAACTGGGCAGGATGTAGGTCAACATTTAACTCAGCCATCAGTGTACTACCTCACTCTCAGATTGCTCAATAGCTGTAACAATCTGCATTATTGTCATATCTATTCTTTCATCACTCTCAGAGCAATCAGCACAGAAATACATATCAGTATCACCAAAGCCGATAGCTGCACATACATCTTCCTCTTTAATAGTTACACCACAACCAGAGCATATCATTTAACAGTCTCCGCAACATCAATAATAACTTCATCAGCAGATTTAGTAGGAGGATCAATTAACTCTTTAGGATCAGTTTCAACAATCTTTTCTTTCAAAGAATCAGACGCACTAACATTAATAACAACTTGTGATTGTTGTTTAGCACGATTAGGATCAACAGCTTTATGAACAGGTAATATTCGATCAATACACATCTTCAAACAATGAACATCACCATCCATTGCCATATCAATTACCTTTTGAACAACCTCAACACCACGATCAGACATCATAGCACGAGCCAACAAAGTATTCTTATTCAAAGAACCTTTTGGTCTCCCTTTAGGGTTAAGTACAACACCTTTAGTCAAGGCAGGATTACCTTTATTCTTTTGACGACCATCTTTCTTCTTAGCACGTGAATCTTTATAAGCAGGCATATTTAATTATCCATACAGGGTTAAATTACCTTTATTATATACCAATATTAACATTTGACAATATTAAAAACATCAGCTAAAATCTTACATAACTCTTTCTCGCTAGCAACAGAGTATAAACAAATCTAGCACAGAGTTACTGCAGATAGCTTTCGATTAGTCATCGAAGTCAGTCTATATTAGACGTAGTAGCTTTATCTTGGCTTTTTTTGAAATTACGTTTCTACGTAGTAGTCATTCACTTTGTTTCCAAAGTTCATTTCTTGTGATTTGGGTAGACACACATTTACCTTTTCACTCAGATTGAGCCTCTCCCGTACACTTCTACAAGTGGGTATTTTAGGACGTTTTTATATAGTTTTATGCTTAAAGTGGTAAAAAACTATATGTTTATAGGCGTTTTAATGCTTTAAGTGGGAAAATATGCGCTGGGTTGTGAACCTTTAGACTATTTTTATCTAATATTTAGATTATATTTTGATAGTTCATACTATATTAAACAATTAAAAAATACATTTATATTATCGGTATATAAATATTCTTTACTATGTTATAATGTTTATATCGTTAATACTTTTATTGACGTGTTAACTAAATAAATAGGAATAAATTATGAATACATATACCGTAAAAACAACTAAAAACGATTTGATTGCTATTGTTGAGTGTGATACATACTTAAAAGCACTTGAGAATATATCAAGCGAATTTAAACACGTTAAGCCACTTTTTAGCAATGGCAAAGCTTTCAATTATGGCAAATATATTGCTGTTGACAAAGTCAACAATCGTAAAGTGATAATCCATCTTAACTAAACAATATAGGAATAAAACAAAATGATAAATAAAATTGCAAACATAATTAAATCAACTGATAAACCTTTCATGGATTTTGGTGTGCTGTTTAAAGACAATAACATTAAATATGATTTTTCACTGGCTGGTGTAGCTCATTACACAATCAAAGACAAAGGCAAAGAAGATATTATCATAGTTAATAAAAAACATATTGACGGACTATTGCCAGATGATTTTGTAATTGGTGATTATGCAATCGGTCGATTTTAAACACTAGTCCAACACAAACAAAACCCGCTTATTATCGCGGGTTTTTTATTGTCTAATACTTTGCAGCACACACAAAAAAGCCACCTTTTACGGTGGCTGTATTGTTTGACTTGGTTAACTGATCAACTGAATAATAAAAACGCTGTATATCCGTATAAACCCATCACAACAAAAGCGAATATTATCGCTGTATTAATAATCGTATTCATTGCTTAACCTTTTGAAAGTATTATAATATTTAATCATGAATTTATTGGCATATTCTGATATTGGTTTGTATTTTTGCTCATCAAAACACCAGCGCGAACCGTTAAAATTATCGATCCTTTTTAAATGTCTATACCTATAATTTAAGCTTTCAATCATTGCATATTTTGTCATATCTTTTATAAAAACAATCTTTCCATCTTTGTATCTAATGTCAAAAACTTGGTTATTTTCTTTATAATTTATTATTTTATGAATATTCATTTTTTAACCTCTTTCAGTATATTAAAAAACTTTTTAACCTTGTATTTATAACGCTTTAAATCGTAAATAATTGCATTTTCTTGTTTGTCTTTTAAGATATGCAAATAATCATCATTAAAAATATCCTCAATGGTATTAATATTATTAACCTCTTTTGTCAGTTCCTTAAATCTTGTTAAAACCATAATATCCCCTTTAACCTTTTTTATAAGTTTTAAGATCGGTTATATCTAAAAAATCATCAAGTGATAAATCTATTTTTAAATAATCAAGTTCATACATAATATCTCCTAATGATGGTTTTGTTTCATCAATCCAGTCAATCAAGCTTTTATGATGTTTAAAAAGGTTTGTCTTAATCTTTTTGATTAACTCAACACGTTTTGATTTATAAAAATCGATTGTTTCTTTGTCTTTTTTAACGTCAAAAGTTTTTATTAATTCGTCTAATTCGTATAAGTTCATAATATCCCCTTTAAAAATTAGCAACAATAAAACGATCATTATCAATAGGTATAACTATCGTTTTATTTTCGATTTGCTCTATATTTTGATAATCATCACTATATTGATTTTGAAAATCTTTTAAATTTTCGTATTCTGAATAATCACAACAAATTGCAATAACATCTAGTTCTATATCTTCGTCAATATCTTCGCTTAATTGCTCAAGATGCTCATATAAAGCCATTAACCCGTCATAACTAAAATTATCTGGTCTTAATTGCTCAAACGCTCTACGGAAACTGTATTCATTTATTCTATCTACTATCATTTTTTACCACCTTTTTTTTGTTTAGTTAAAAATAAGCCTTTTGACTTGTTTAGTCTTTTGACTTGTTAACAATTATAATGCTTTTTTAACCATTGTCAATACAAAATAATAAAATAAATATATTCTTTTTATATACCCACAAAATAGGGTAAAACTTTAATAATAGTTATATTCTAATATATAGTCTATGTATATACACTCTATCTATATGAGCTGTACGCCTTGTTCTATATGGGTTAACTATCTATATGAGTTAATGAGAAATTATTTTCAATAGATTTATCTATAACTATCAATGACTTATAACTATCTATGAATTATTTATGGTATATACTATTGACACACCTATAATAGTATGTATAATGAACTACATACCACGCAATAACGCTTGGTTGTTAACTAAAAACAAAGGAATAGATATGCAAGATATATTAAAACAAATCAAAGACTTGGTTGATGAGCGTGATACTCTCAAAGAGAAACTAAAAGAAGATCAACACGAATTAGCAGAAATATACGAAGCAATAGTAGGTGCTGATGGTATCAATAGATACACACACGATGAAATTATCGATAGGATTTATGACCTATACGATGTATATACAAAGTATGTTAACGGGGAGGAAGTATGAATTGTAAGAAAATAGAAACAGGTGGTAGAAACTATCTGATACAAGTCAACGATAACAATAGAGTGTTAATTATTGGCGAGGGTTATGTCACTGTATGGGAACGTGA